GCTGAGGCGCTCGGCGACCCGGGCAAGAAGGCCCTCGACACCATGAAGGCTGAACGGCAGGCCGCCCGCGAGGAGACGCGCCAGGCCAAGGCCGCTCTCGACGCCGCACTGGCGAAGATCGCGGGCACCGAGGCCGAGCACACCGCGCAGGTCGAACGCCAGCGCGTGCAGGACGAGGCGATGAGCAAGGCCAACGACCGAATCCGCAAGGCTGAGGTCCGTGCCGCCGCCGCTGGGGTCCTGACCGACCCGGCCGACGCCCTCCTGTACCTGGACCTGTCCGGGTTCGAGGTCGGCGACGACGGTGAGGTCGACCAGGCTGCAATCAAGGCCGCGATCGAAGACCTCGCGAAGAAGAAGCCATACCTAGCCGCGCAAGGCGGCGGCACCGGCACCGTGTTCGAGTCCCCCGGCGCGCACCGCAAGGGCGCGATCGGCCAGCTGACACAGGCGGACTTGAAGGGCATGACGCCGGCGCAGATCAACACCGCCCGCGCTGAGGGTCGACTCAACGACCTCCTCGGCTTCAAGAACTGACCCCTGAAAGGGGCACACCATGGCACTCCTGTACTTCACCCCCGAGATCTGGGCGGCCGGTCTTCTCGGCACCCTGTCCCAGTCCGCCGTCTACGCGGGCGCCCCCTGCTCGAACCGTGACTACGAGGGCGAGATCAGCGCCTTCGGCGACACGGTCCACATCGACTCCATCTCCGACCCGACGATCACGGCCTACGTCAAGAACGTGAACCTGGCCGACCCGGAGGCCCTGACCGACGCCGAGCAGCAGCTCGTCATCGACCAGGCGTACTCGTTCAACTTCCAGGTCGACGACATCGACAAGGCACAGGTCCGCAACAACGGCGCCCTGATGACCGAAGCCACGCAGCGTGCGGGCTGGGGTCTGCGGGACGGCGCGGACAAGTTCGTCGCCAACAAGATGGCTCTCGCCGCGAGCAACCACCTCGGTGTGATCGACGCGAGCACGGCCGCCAACGTCTACGACAAGCTGATCGTCCCCGCGGGCGTGGCGCTCGACCAGGCGAACGTGCCCGAGGAGCTGCGCTGGATCGTTCTCGACCCGGCAGCCTACGGCGCGCTGCGCCTCGACGCACGGTTCATCAACCTGAACCAGTCGGGCACGGCGGCCCTGCACAACGGGCAGGTCGGCGAGGCGGGCGGGTTCCGCATCTACAAGTCGAACAACGCCCCGCAGGTGAACCGTGCGATCACCACGTCCATCGCCGTGGCAACCGGGGCCAAGACCCTCACGTCGGCCACCCAGGTCTTCACCCAGGGTGACGTCGGCGCGAAGGTGGACGGCACGAACATCACGACCGGCACGACCATCGCATCCGTCAACGCTGCGGGCACCGTGGCGACGATGAGCGCAGTCGGTACGGCCGCAGCGGCGCAGACCGACACCGTCGTGTCGGGTGGCGGCCAGCTCGCCATCGCGGGTTCGTCCATCGCGCACTCCTACGCCGAGCAGATCCTCGAGATCGAGGGCTACCGGCCGGAGAAGCGGTTCGGCGACGCCCTCAAGGGCCTGCACGTCTACGGCTCGAAGGTGGTCCGTCCGACCGCCCTGGTCGTGGCGTCCGTCAAGGTCGCCTGACCGATCCGCTCGAGACCGACAGGGAGGCCGTCATGGCACTTGCAACACTCGCTGTGGCGGCCGACCTGACGGCCCGCGGCATCCCCATCACCGACGAGGCCGGAGTCGCTGCGTTCCTGGCGTCTGCGTCCGCGGCGGTACGGGACGCGGCGGGTGCGCCGATCTCCCAACTGACGTCGACGGTGGTCCTGTGGACCGAGGCGTCCCAGCGGATCGAGCTCCCGTCCGGTCCGGTGACGGCCGTTGCGTCAGTGACCCTGGACGGGGTCGCACTGACCGCGACCACCGACTACGTGCTGCGGGGTTCAGCCCTGTGGCGCGTGGACGAGAAGTGGCAGCGGGAGGGTGACGTCCCGTCGGCTCTCGAGGTGACGTTCACCCACGGGTACGCCACGGTTCCGGCGGACATCGTCGACCTCGTGTGCGCTCTCGCGGGCGCGGGTCTGGCCGCGAAGGCCAGTGGGTACACGACCCACGCGGGCATCCAGTACGAGTCGATCGACGACTACCGGGTGGGGTACACGACCGGCGACGAGGCGGTCGGGTCGGCGATGGAGATCCCGGAGCGGACGCGGCGGACGCTGCGTCGCAGGTTCGCCCCAGATGCGATCGTGGTGGGGTCGGTCCGGTGAGCGCTGCCTCTGCCGTGCTGGCGGGCCAGGTCGCGGCCGAGCGGAACATGGTCGACACCTGCACCGTCCAGCCCGTCGCGGGCGTGAGTGACTCCACGGGCCTGCCGGTCCTGGGCACCGCGGTCTACACGGGCAAGTGCAAGGTCCAGACCTACGAGCCGCAGGAGTCGAACCCTCAGGCGGGCGGGGCCACGTACACCGTCCAGCGCTACGCCGTGCACGTCCCTGTCGGTGCGTTCGTCCCGGTGATCGGGCATGTGGTGACGATCACGGCCGCCGCGCTCGACGCGGGGCTGGTCGGCCGCAAGTACCGGGTCGTCGCGCTGCTGCACAAGTCGCTTCCGACGGCGTACCGGCTGGGTGTCGAGGAGATCGTGTGATGGCCGACTCGATCAGCGTGGACACGCATGAGGTCCGGACCTTGGCCGCCGAAGTGGGCAAGGTGGCGGCGTCCGCGCTCCCGGAGATCGGCAAGATCATGAAGCGTGGGGCGAACAACATCAAGGGCGAGATGGTCACCGACGCCCAGGGGTCCCGTTGGTTCAAGTTCGCCAAGGCGATCTCCTACGACGAGATCGGTCCGCTCGCCTACGAGATCGGCCCGGACAGGGCTCGCGGCGGGAAGGCCGGACAGGCCGCGCACCTGGCGAACATCGCGTACTTCGGTGGCGCGAACGGTGGCGGCGGAACGCTGGACCTCGATGCGCCGCTCGCCCATGAGGAACCCCGGATGATGAAGGCCCTCGACACCTACCTGGCGGGGCTCCTGTGAGCGCGTCGAAGGCCCTCGCGGTCGCGGTCCGTGCCCTCGTCCCGGCTGGCGTGACCCACCATGTCGGGCAGGCTCCGACGGGTGCGACCCTGCCGTGGCTGGTGACCAACCAGTCGGTCCCCGACGTCGACTCCCGGTCTGAGGCGGGCACCCCGCACGGGCAGGTTGGCCGGGTCCGGCTGACGGCCGCTGCGGGCACAGAGAACGGCACGCTGGACCTCCTGGACGTAGTGCTCCCAGCGTTCGAGGGCGCCCGCGTGTCTGTGGCCGGGTGGGTCACATCCCCGTTGCGCCGGCTCGGTGAGGTCCGCGTCTACCCCGACTTCGACGTCACCCTGACCGGCGGGATACACCCCATGGTCGGCTCCGCCCTGTTCGAGTACACCGTCACAGCGACTGGAGGCTGACCAATGGCCCGACTCTGGGTCCGCGCGAAGGACCGTGGCACCGGCCACGAGTTCGACGTCCCCGAGGGCGACCCGCGCATCGGCGTGCTGCTCGACCTCGTCAAGTCCGACCGGTACCCGCCCGCCTTCCAAGAGCGTCCCCCGAAGTACCACATCGAACTCGCGGGCCAGTCGGTCGCGCGTGCTGAGTCGCCCCGCCCGGTGGCGTCTCGTAAGTCCACCAAGAAGGAGTGATCACCGTGACCGACATTCCGTCGACACCGTCAGATGGCATGATCCGCACCGTCCTCGTGGCGGCGCTGGCAGACCCGACCGCCCCGACCGTTGCCGAGCTGACCGCTGGCACGACCGTCGACATCTCCTGCTACCTGACCCCCGGCGGGTTCGCCGCGACCACGGACCAGGCCACCATCGCCGACGAGCGCGAGTGCTCCACGGAGATCTTCGGCCAGCCCGGTCGCAAGACCCGCGGGCTCCAGGTCACCGGCATCGACAACACGAACAGCGCGAACGACGTCGCGTTCAACGCCCTCGTCGACATGATGGTCGAGGGTGTGGCGATCTACGCGGTGCGCCGTCGCGGCATCCCGTTCGACACCGCGTTCGCGTCCGGTCAACTGGTCGACGTGTGGCCGTTCAAGCCGGGCGTGAAGCAGGAGGTCGCCGCCGAGGCGAACTCCGTGCAGCGCTCCCTGTGGGCGTGCTTCATGTCCGCCGGTGTGCGCACGTCCGTCGCCGTGGCGGGTGCCGCTTCGGTCCCGACGATCACGACCGTCCTGCCGTCCGGTGCCGCTGCGAGTGAGCTCGTGACCATCACCGGCGACTTCTTCGCGGACGCGACCGCAGTGTCGTTCGACGCCACCCCGGCTGCGGACTTCGAGATCGTGTCGGCCAACAAGATCGTGGCGTCACTCCCTGCCGGTACTGCCGGCGCGGCTCCGGTCATCGTGACCAACGCCGCGGGCGCGTCCACCGCGAAGACATACACGCGCGCCTGACCTACCCCCGCCGCCGCGCCCACTCCCCGGTCCTGGCGCGGCGGCGGGTCACCACCTAGGACCGGGAAGGACCAGGGAGCACCATGAGCATCACCGTCACCCGTCCCCGCAAGACCGTCGCGTTCTGCACGAACCTGGCGTTGCGCAGCGCCCATGAGGACGCTGTGGCAGCCCTGGTGGCCGCCCAGCAGGACGCGTCCAAGGACCCGCGGGAGAACCCCCCGCCGGTCGTGTCCCAGGCGGCCGCGGCCGTCCGG